GCTTGTTGTTCTGGTGTCATATTAGCCGTAATCTCTTGTTGTGCTTGTATCTCTGACATCATAGCAATATGCTCGGATATGTGTCCTTGCAATGTCATCACAATTGAAGCATTTGATTGAGCTATTGGTGTTGCAATCATAGCTAAATGTGCAGATATGTGAGCTTGATGATTTTGTTCTGGAAACGCCTGCAATCTTGCTCCTCTCAATGCTTCTTGATTTTCTTTTGCTGGATTCATGGGCATCGGCTGTGGGGGAGGTTGCAACACAGCATCTATATTCGACACGCCTAATGCTTCATACATTTTTCTATAGGCTTGATACATTCCATTTTGCCCATGAATTTCTGGATTACTTTGTGCAAGTTGCAATTGTGTTTGTGCTAATGCTATTCTTTGTGACATAGAAAAAATGTTTGGATCTGATACAGGCAACACATCTATTCTTTGATCAAAGTCAGATTGCTTTATTTCTGGTGGAGCACCTGGCACTTGATAAGGATAGATAGGTGCACCCATTGCAAATATTCTTGCAAGTATTTTAAATTCTATTTTTTGTGAGTAATGTAATCTTTTATGTATAGCAGACATGACTTTTGTGCCACGTTCCATTATAGCCATGGTTGTCCCTACAGGTGAGTTACCCTGCATATCACCAACTTTCATGTCAGCCATAGAAGCAAAACGTCTACCTGAGTCGATTAATGTCCCTAATAGTGAATATAAAGTTTGTGATGGTTCTTTAAATGGCAATGGCATAATAGCTTGACGTAAGTCCATGCCAACCATATCAACATCTCTAAATTCACCAGGATTTAGTGGTGTTTCGTCATCTCTTATACGAGCACCCCTAGCTTTAAATCCAGCAGGCAGATTAGATAATGTTCCTGCATCTATTAATTGTCTTAGTATTGATGTAGAGGCTCTTGATAAACCACCTATCATATGTGTAAGACCAAAGCCATAAAACCCAAGACCAGGCAAGAACTTATAGTGTACAAAATAAGGTATCTTACTGCGTAACGGATCGGCTTCGTTGAAATTCCTCTTGATCGATAATACTTCACCAGATTTCTCCACGATTGTGACGATATAAGGCATTTTCAATCCAGTGTTTTCGCCCATTTGGTTTTGATCTTCAAAACCTGGCAAATCTAAATCGGTGTGTATTTCGTATAATGTTAATTCTTCGTTGTAACTTGACTCTGAATGTATGCCTTCAATATCTTTAATTGTTTCTCTTACCTCATCATAATTAGCTCCATCGGAGTCAGATGTAGGCAACTCTATATCTTTGTAAAACCCAGATAGTTGCAACTTTCTTATTTCATTCGAGTCCATGCGAATAACATGACAGATTCTCGTGGAAGTCTTTAAGTCTGTAGCATTGTATGGAACAATCAAGTCCTCTGCATGAACAAACTTAGAAACTGCCCTTTGCAACGAAGGGTCAAAATAAACTTTTTTAAATGATGAACCTACAATTGGGAGATAAAATAACATCTGATCTAACTCAGGGTCATATTCCTCCATCTCGTAAGTTATCTGATAATTCATAAAATTTTTAACACGTTCAGCCTGTGCTGTAACTTCAGGAGTTTCTTGTCCTATAATGGCTGTCTTAACAGGACCTCCAGCAGGTAATAATTCTCTATATGCCTGTGCTTGAAACTGTGTAACAGATTCAGCAAGTAACGGATGAACAATACCAGAAGCACCTTCAAAAGGCTCTGCTCTGTCCTCATAGTTCATTCCTAATAATTCTAATCCACTTTTGTACTGATCTTCCCACTCTTTGCGTGAATTAATGTCTTCTTGTACTTCACCAACAAGATCGGATGATATTCGACCAAGTTCAGTTTCTTCAACAAAATCTGCAAGGTTGGCATTGAAAGGCACTTGTATCGGAGCTATCTGCTCTTCTATTTCGCCAATAACAACAGAACCATCATCCATCTCTGTGACGTTTGGTGCTAATTGAGTTTCTTCTATTTCAACAGATGTAACACCCTCAGGTGCATCTATATTCTCAACTCCGTCTACCTTTTCGACTGCCATAATTTTACCTTACTTTAAATTTGCCACCAGCTCTAGCCATGCCCATGCCTTTACAGACACCACCACCAGAACCCATCTTGACAGGTCCACCATCTTCAAATCTCTCAGCTAATGCTGGGTCCATTTTCTTTTGCACTTCTTCTGGTAGCTTTGAAAAGCCTTTGAACTTTGAGGGAACAGCTTCACCGCCTTTTTCCATCTCTTTTGCTTTTACTTTTGCAATGGCATCTCTTAAATTTCCTTGTGTCATAAGACCTCCTTCTTTAGCCATTTTAGGCATAATTGTATTTTTTTCAATAGACATTCCTTTAGGCGTTGTTATCGAAGCACTTTGGATTGATATCTTAATAGGCTTTGTCCTAATCTTCTTAGCCGTCTTAGCACCTTTTTTAAGTTTAGCCATTGCCTTGGCTGACTCTTTTCTTCTCTTGTCACCAAAGGGATCAGCAGAAGCCAAGCCACCTAATCTGAACAATTTCAATTGTTTCATTTTAGTCATATCAATAGTCTTAACCTCAGGAGTTTTCTTTACTCTCAACTTAGGCGTGCTAGGACCAAAATATTTGCCTGGCGTTCTTTGACCACGCCTCTCAAGCTCTGCGTAAGTCCTTCTTCTATCTGCTTCGTCTGATGACATTACTTCACACCTTTAAAACTACCACCACGACCTGGCACAACGCCACCCATGTTCATCTTTTTAACAGGTCCACCCATAGCTGCTTCCATAGGTTTGCCTTTACCTAAAACTTTGTTCATAAGTTTTTTCTGACCTGGCATGATAAAAGGAGATCCACCTTTGTTATCTTTTTTCTTTAATAACTTTTTAACTTTATCTCTATCTGCATCGGAGATAGCTTGTCCACCTTCATCCATCATGCTAACAGGTTGTGATTTTGTCATGTCCATGACTTCGCCGCCCATTTCTTTTTTAACTACTGCTTTTTGAACATTTATAGGAATCATGTCTATTTGTGTCTTAATTTTTTTGATAATTTTTTGCATTTCATTATCTTTTGTTCTCGGTCCTTCAAATATTGTTTTTCTCATTCTACTCATTAGTAATACTCCATCTTTCTTCTATAAATTGGTTCGTCATCTTCGTCATCAGGAGTAGTAATAAAACCACCCTGTCTAAATCTTAGTATAGCTTGTGTCATCGAATCTGCCAAGTCATCAAAATCACCATGTGGAAAACTCGCACATTCTTCAACAACCTCCTCTGCAAAATTAGCATCGGGTCTCCATACCATACCACTTTCAAACACAGGTGCACAAGCATTCATTCTTGCAAACTTATCTGCACCCTTGCTCGGTGTAAACGGAGTTACAGGTATACCCATACGTCTAAGCTCCTGTGTCAGTGGTGTACCACTTGCTTTTTGCTCTATCAATATCATGTCAGGATCATATGCTTCGCACAGTTCTTGTGCTTTAAGCTTGAGTTCTGGAAAATCCCAACGACCTTTTTCTGCGTCAAGCAAGATGATGGCATCTCCTTCACCCTCAACAGGTGTAAAAATACCCCAAGTAGTAATAGCACTATAATCAGAACGCTCAGTCTTCGTGAAAGCCGTGTCGTATGATTGTATGATGTATGAGCACACAGGCGGCTCAGAACGATCCCAAACATTCCACCATTCCCTTTTTATAATTGCACCCTCTTCAGCAGTAGGGTTTTGCATATATTGTGAGTTCCATTTTGACACAGGTATCGAAGATTTTACAGCCTCTAATTCTTCTTTTGACCAATATTCTTTCCATAACACATTGCCTGTGTCTGGGAATATGGCTGGAAACTCTACAACATCCCACCTGTCAGCACCACCTTCTGCTTGTTTTTGTAATACTCTTGCAGTCAAATCCTTAATACCCCAACGTGTCATCACAATAATAATCGAACCACCTGGTTGTAATCTCTGTCTAGGACCTGATGTGTACCAATCATAAATACTATCCAAAGCAGTCGGACTCAAAGCATCTTGTTCAGACACAGGATCGTCAATAATCAGCAAATCAGCACCTCGTCCAGCCAAAGCACCTCCAACACCAACGGCATAATATTCACCACCACTATTTGTTGACCATCTTCCTGCAGCTTTAGCATCTGAGGCAAGTTTGACATCAGGAAAAATATCTCTGAAATCTTCGCTATCAATTAAATTTTTAACTTTACGACCAAAGCCAACGGCAAGTTCAGCCGTGTGTGTCGCTTGTATTATTTTAAGATCTGGTCTTTTACCCATCAGCCAAGCAGGAAATAAGTAACTTGCAAACTCAGACTTGGTGTGTCTTGGCGGCATATTAACAATCAAACGCTTGATCTTGCCATCTGCTACAGCTTGTAGTTTCTCACCATAGATCTTGTGATGCTTGCCTTCAATAAATCCAGACCATATTTTTTTTACGAAACATAAATAATCTTCCTGAGACTCTGATCTAGCTTCTAGCTTTTTAAGTCTTTTGAGTAATGGTGCTACTTTTTGTAATTCATCATCACTTAAATACTCAGCATATTGTAAGTTGGTCATGCTACCTTAGATAAAAATCTATCCACTGCTTGTACTGTGCCACCCTCTTGAAGTCTTCTTGGAGTAGGTACTCCTGTTATTCTTGCAATCAAGTCATTTAAATTTCCTGCATCAAAACCGACAGGTGTAAATCTTGCTGTTGATTGACCAAAAGGAGAAGAGACTACTGTAGGTCGTTTTTCAAGGGGAGATTGATTTGTCCCTCCTCCTATCACATTAGGAAGCTTTTCTGTTTCTTCTTCTTTTTTATCTTCAGTAGCCTTCCTTAAAAACTTTGTTATCGGATCTGCATCATCATCTGGTTGAAACTGCTCTAAGTCACGACCCTCAATTAAATTACCAAACTCATCTTTGGCTCCAATAATTCTGCCTGTGTCTGGGTCTACAACGGCATCAAGACCTTTCTTAACAATGCCATCAAATAAACGTCTATCAAAGAATGACCCAGCTTTATTCGCAAGTGTTGCAATCAAGTTTGGAAACTCTACATCACCAATCTTAAATGTATCTTTAAAACGATCTGGTCTGTTTAAAATATCAGCTACTCTTTCTTGATTTATATTGCCCTGAATGTCTGCAAGATTTAGATCAGCAAAAGCCTCATCATCACCTACGATTGATTGTTGTGGACCTTGAGTGAAGTTTGTGGTTGGAGACATACCTCTACCACCTAACGCAGTTCTTGATTGTAAGTTAGCTAAGTTTGGAGCAGTGCCAACTCCTAATGCTTGTGCTGCTGCTAATCTATCTGCTTCATTTCTATCAGCCAAAGTTAATGCAGGCTCAAAGTCATCTCCAACTCTGCTCTGCTCAGTAGTTCTTGTGTCTAGATCAAATAGTGTATCAGGAAGTATATCTCTTCTTCCTGCTAAAGTTTCTAATGCAGTGTCAGGAACTCTGCTACCTAAATCAGCCCTAATTTCATTTATAGTTCTGTTATTTCTTGCTATTCTAGCGGCTGTATTTTCAGGACTTATGTTTTGTGTAGTTGTGGCTAAGTTAGCAAATTCAGGAAAAATAATATTATCTCCAATTAGTCCAGATGTTAATGTAGGTGCAGGAGCATCATCAATATCGAATGAACCCTCACTAAAAACATCAGGACTTAATTGAATACGTTTTGCTAATGATCCAAGAAATCTACCTGGTGTTTCACTAAATGTAAATCTTCCGCCAGGTCCTTCTTGTGTTGTTCCAGATATAAATGGAGCAAAAGTTCTAGGATCTCTTTGTCTAAATTCTTGACTTATATCTGGCAATACGTCTGGAATTTGACTTGTTGTTTGTGTCTGTACTATCGGATCTAATGTAGCAAGTTGATCTACATTAGATGTTATATTAGGATTTAAATCTCTTGTAGTTACATTTAATGGACTTGGACTAAAACCTCTTAATACGTTTGCTACATCTTTTGTTTTGTTTGCACCAATTTCTGAAGTTATTATGGCTGGGGTTAGTTTTGCTTGAACATTAGCATCTGTAAAATCAACTTTCTCATCAGGTCCTACACCTAAAGCATTACTTAAAACATTAATTTTTCCAGCAACTTGTTTGGGAGTGTTCTCACCTACTGGTGAATATCTGTTTGCGAACTCTCTTACTGTATCAATATTACGTTTATCTCCGTAAGTCGTTGCCAATTTGCCAATAGCATCAACACCAGATTTCATGTTGTCAAAAATAGCAAAACCATCTTTTGTTCTACCAATCTCTCCATCAAAGTTTCCACCAGTTCTAATGTTACCAGGATTGTTAATGTTTGCTCCACTTCTCTGTGCTAGGTTACCTGATCCTTGAATAAGATCATCAGCAACAGTGTCTATCGATGGCAATCCTCCAGCACCTGGCACTATCGTATTTAATCCAGCAATCTGTGTAAACTGATTGTCTAAAACATCACGACTTTGTGGAGAACTTAGGTCAGCACCAATACCACTAATGCCCGTAAGATTCCTATCTACTGCCGTAAGATTGGGAGCAGGTGCTAAAGGAATAGATGCTGGATTTACTTCAGGTTGTAAATCAGATAATCTATTTGTAAGATCTCTATTTATACTTCTTAATTCCTGTAGTTCGTTTGGTCTGCCTAATCCTAAACCACCAAAACCTAAATCACCAAGACCGAGTAAATCCACAGGTCCTGTTCGACCTGTACCAGCAACGCCTGATCTTTTTGTCACGGGAGCTATGCCCTCAGTAGGATCAACAAATTGATTTTGTTGAGTTGTATTGGCTAATGTTTTTAATCCAGTTGACAAATTAACAGGAGCAACTGATGCACCACCTTGTCTTGTTTGTGCAAAGTCGTCTTTAGACATAAAACCAGCTATGTTGCTATCTCCAAATCGTCTACCTAACAGATCTGCAGTAAACTGTGGATCAAACCTTAAATTTGACGTAGGACCTACATTAGTAATATTTGTTCGTGGTCGTGTGTCTATCACACCTGGCGTTTCTGTCGGCTGACCACCTGTAACAATATCAACGCCACCAGCCGAGTCATCTGCAAATGATACTCCACTGTCTCCATCGTCAAAAGTGCCACCAGCTATGTCACTTGAAGAGAGACTTACATCCTCTCCTATTGATGGGTCGCTTGTGTCAAATGATATGCCAGGATCACCGAAATCATCCACCTCACCACCATTAAACATCATTTGCACGGGTTGTGCAGGTGGCATCATCGGCATTGGAGCCATAGGAGCCATTTGTGACATTTGTGGTTGGAATATATTGACGTTACTCGTTACTGGAGAGACAGGAGCTGTGGAGGATGCAACAACTCCTGTCTGAATCGGAGCCACGGCTCCATTACTCGGCAAAGTACCTAAAAATTTATTGAAAGCACCCCTACTTTCAGCAGATGTCTCTAATTTCACCTGTGGTGGTTGACCTGGTGATGGTGGGGTCGGCATAAATCCCCCAAGAGGTCCGTTTGCCATGTATCTCTCCACAAAAAACTTGTTCTTGTAGAGATATTATATCAATTATTTATTTTTGACAACAGAAAGCCCATCTCTTTATCGCTTTGTGTGATGATTTTAGCTGACATAGGGTCTAAACTGTCCTTAATTGACGCTAAAGTGTCTTTTATTGACTGTCTTAGCCTTGTAATTCTGTCCATGTCGTATTTTGTGAGTGGTTCTTGATGTTTTTTTATATTTTCATGTGCTTTTTCTACTTCTTCACCCCCATTTTGTAAAAATTGGAGTGCCATGTGCACAGAAACTGGCATTCTTTGCGTTCCATACTCGTAATGACACCAAGTTCTTAGACTTAGTCCTAGTTTTTTGGATAATTTTGCCTGACTCATGCCTAGAGTTTTACGAAACTTGTAAATCTCATTGCTTGTCAGGTCTGCATACCCGTAATCAGTTCGTTTCATTGGCTTTCCTTTCGTCCATGTTTATTAAAATGTTATTTTTTTTCATATCTGCAATTAATTCTTCTTTCGTGCCGTAACGATATGCCTTGCCATTCCAGTCGCAGCAGGCGTTGGCTACGTTTTTAAGGAGCGAAGACATCTCCATGCCCTTGCACCACAACGAAGTCGCTATCTCTTGCATTAAATGATTGTCACTTCTGACATTGAACTCCCTTGTACGGGGGAGCTTGAATCTATATGTTGCCATTTGTACCTCATTTCATACTATATATAGTATTGATTGCACAAAAGTGCAAGATTTTTTTGTGAAAAATTTTTTTGAGGTCGTTTTTCAAACACATGGGGGTCGTTTGAGGTGAACTTGGTGTAGAAAGTTTTTGCACAAAAAATACAAAATTTGGTGGTGACTATGGTATACCCGCCCCGATTTATATAATAAAAACAATAACTTAGACAAAAAAAATGCCATGCTAGTTTAACATGGCATTTAATAATTTTTATAAGACAATTAACTTAATTGTCTTATTCTTTCATTTAAATCTGCCAGAGTTTGGTTATCCAATCCAGCAATTAAAGAACTTTCTCCACGCTCATTATTATCTGAAATAAATTCAAGATCATTTGTATTTCTGTTTACATTTGATTGAATTAATATTTCATAACCATTATTTGAATAATTATCTGATTGTCCATAATTAACATTAAATTCTTGTTGGTTATGAGTAACTACAAAAGGTCTATAATTTTCATTTGCTCTAATTTCTGAAATTGTTCTTCTTACTGATTGTGCATTGTTAATATTACAATGTGCCATAATCTCTTGTGTCGATCTTACTTGCCCTCTACAAAAAGCCCATAATTGACTTTTAACAGTGTTAGCAGATCTGCCTATGTATGATGGGCTATTCAATTGTTCTGCCACTGTACAAGCTTTAAATCGAGTTTGTAGGCTATGATCTAACATATTAGATAAAAACTTGAACCATGTTTTAAGCTTGTTCATCTCTAATGTTCCACCATGTGATCTATTTTCAAATGTCTTTTTGACATTGTAATGATTAATATTTAGAGCGGTGTATTTGTATATTGTTCTAGGTGAATGAGAATTTAAAGCTTCTTTTAAACTTTCAATAGTTGGATTTGCTCTAAGTATTTCATTTGTTGATTTAGGGAATCTTGCGTAATAACAATCATGCCTAGATCTTGCAATTGTAGTTTTATAAAAATCAATATGTTTAGATATTCTATATCCAATATCTTTGTAAAGTTCTAATGATAATTGAGTGTTAACATCGAACAATTGAGATAAATTATTTGGATTTGATAAATAATTATTTGAATGTCTTTTCATTTCAATTGATCTTCTAGTAAACTCTTCATTTGTAAGATCTGATCTTATTGGCAATGTAGAAATATGAACATGAGCAGAACAATCTCTATTGACATATCCACCATTTGAACTGACAAAATTACAAGCTTGTTGTAAATAATCCCAAGCCAATTGACAATCTGCCAACACTGGAAGATCAATTTCATAATCTGCTCTTGATCCATCTGTTTTAATTGTAAGACCATGAATAGGATTAGAACTAGTTCTATTCAATTGATTTAAATCATAATCTGAATTTTGAGAGTTCATAAACTCTGGCTCAAATCCAAATGCGAACCTAGATTGATTGTTTATGTTTTTAAATTTATTTTGCATTTTATTTTTCCTTTCCAAATTAAAAATTAAATACATTATTAATATATATCATATAGCAATGATTACAATAGGTAAAAGCGAACAATTTACTAAGTCATTGATTTTATTGGATTTTTTTTTAAATTTTTTTTTTATTTATAACCCTATAAAACCACTGGAAGGTTGATGCTTCATGATCCAGATGGCTGCGAAGCCCGATGCCCGATCAGCCCGATCTGCTGCCTGCCCGATCCAGTACGAACAATTGTTCGCTCTCCAGCCAGAAAAAAACCCAGCTCAGTGAAGAGCTGGGCTTTCGCCTCAGGAAAGTTTTACGCCCACTGCTTCCCACCCATTCTTTGGTGATGAACCATTGGCTTTTCGCTTTCACGAAAACTTTCTATAATTGCTTTGTCGATATGGTTATCAATGTCTGCATGGTAGAACTTATCCCATACTCCCTTCAATCCATTCCTAATGCCTCTGACATAGATTGGACTTGGTGTATGAAAACCTTTGTAGTTCATGACATACGCAAAGCCAGTTATACTTTCTCCTTGAGTTCCCTCGTAACCAGTTACCTCAATCTTGTCATACAATGAAGGATAACTCTCGAATCGATCCAAGGATCTTTCGCAAGACTCTGTGATCTCCCATATTACACAAGGTGCATATTGGTCGAATCCTTTGACAGGAACGATGTCTGCTACATTGTTAAACTTTAACCTGTAGCCGTAAATATGACCGCCACCTATAACTTTAGCTTTGGGACATCTAATCGCCATTGCATCTTTGTTTGTGTTTGCTCCGTAAGCAAAATAAATCTTTTTCATTTGTTTCTCCTTTGGCTGAAATTAATTTATAATATATATATAGTATTGATTACTACATATGTCAACATCTTTCTGCATTTTTTTTCACAGCAGATTCGGGCTACAGGAGTACGAACAATTGTTCGGACAGAGCTAGAAAAAAAGGCTGGGAATGGAGAAACCCAGCTTTCTTTTTTATACAACAGTTTGCTCTATTGATTCTATTTGCTCCCAAACTTCACAAAAAGATTCCATAAACTTAACTTGTTGTCTTGTTGGTTTAAAAGGCATATCTTCACGATATTTCCAATTAATATCATCAGCACTGTAATACTGACCATTATCATGCTTTGGCATATTGTTGGCTTCACACCACTCTTTCCAAATATTGCTCAAAGCATTTATGTTTGTTTTTTCCATGTTATTTCTCCTTTGGCTGATTAACATAGTTATATAGTAATCATTACTATATATAATGTCAACAACTTTTTTTATTTTTTTTCTATTGACATATCTGGTAATCAATACTATATTGATTGAAGTTGCCTACTCCTAGGTAGCTATGTTAATATTAAGAAGAGTCGAGAATTTCCTTTCCAAATATTTCTCGGCTCTTTTTTTTCGCCCAGCTTCAGGTGGCTGGTGAATACGAACAATTGTACGGATTCCTTCAGGACGTGCTGATGTCTTCTGCCCATACTACCTAAACCTAATGAAGCACAAAAAAAATCGGAGCCAGATAATTCTGACCCCGATCAAACCCGATCCCGATTCGGGGGGAGTTAATCCCCGAAAAAAGAATCCATCTGAATGGCATTGAACATTCTC